AAAGTCACCATCAACAACCCTACATGTTAAGACATTTTGGGGGTAAACACCGAATTCTTTTTTAACTCGCTCCCTATCGTAGACAATTTTTTTTGTCGGAGAGTATAGTTTTACACGTTCATCAACCAACTGATAAAAATCTTTATCAGCAGACATTATTGTGAATTTACTATCCTTTAATACAACGTTTGGAATATAACTCATAATGTCATCAGCCTCTAAGTTATCGATAGAAACTATTGTCAACGGTAAACACTCTAAATACTCAATGAGTCTTTTTATCTGTAGTTTCATACTTTCATATTCATCATGAGGAGAGCCTGACCAATCTACTAATCTGTTTAGTCTACTTCGAACTTTTCGACCAGATTTATATTGTGGATATATTTTTTGTCGTGGTTTGGATGAGTTTTTACCATCAAATACTATTATACAACGAGTAGGTTTGAACTTGTTAATTGTATACCTGATTGATTTCAAAAAACCAACCAAACCACCGACATGTTCTCCATCTTCATTTAACGATGGATTTACACTAAAACTACGGATGAATGTATTGAAACCGTCAACTAAAAGGACATGGTCATCTAATTTTCTTGTTTCGGGATTTGTCCCTATCTCAGATTCAAGTTCTTGGAATTTTTTTGTTAATAATTTCTTATTAGCATCACTCATCCTTGAACTCATCATCTGTAGTTACATCATCAATACCTAGTTTATTAGAATCATATTTTAATATAACTTTCTCACATATTGAATTATAAATATATTCTTGTGTATCAACATCTGCTACCAAAGCTCCAAAGTCCTTCGATTGAAATTTATGTTCTTTACCATCTTGGTCAACAAAAGTATACCAAGCACCGGCTTGTTTAACAAGATTATGTTGTTTCATCACCTCTAACCAACTACCATAATCATCTATCCCTTTATCAAAATAGAGAGGGAATTCAGCACTTCGTAATGGCGGCCCTAATCTATTTTTGATTATTTGTGCTCTTATCTTTATTCCGATTGTGTTCTTTTTAGTATCCTTGATTTGACCAGTATTTTTTAACCTGATTCGCGTTGATGAATGAAAAGGTAATGCTTTACCACCACTTGTTGTCCAAGGGTCTCCGAACATTACACCTAGTTTTTGTCGTAACTGATTAGTAAAAATTAAACACACTTTTTGTCTAGCAATCAACTGTGTTATCTTTCTCATAGCCTTACTAATCACGATAGCCTTGGCAGTAGCCCAACCATCTTTGTCGAAATCAGCATCCATCTCGACTTTGGTTGAAGCAGCTGCCAAACTATCTACTAGTATTGTAACCAATTTATCCTTATCGGATTCTCTTATTTTTGTTACGATTGTCTCTATCGTATCAAAAATGTCTTCAACGGTTTCTAAGTGAACATACAACATGTTATCAGTGTTAACACCGATTGATTGTAAAAATTCACTAGAAACTGCTGATTCAGTATCTATATAAACAGCCAACCCATCTTTTCTTTGTGTTGAGGCAAGAGCATGGGCTCCGATTAAAGATTTACCACTACCCTCAAGGCCGTTGATTTCTGTAATTCTTCCAGCAGCAAGACCACCATTCTTTTTGTTTGATATCGCTAAATCTAAAAGCGTAGAGCCAGTTGAAACCCAATCAGTGACATCGGTTGGGGTCTCTTGAGCTCCATCTAAAAAATAGGCTACTTGATGTGATTTAAATTGTTTATTAAGTTCTCCAGCAATTATATCTGCTAGTTCATCTCTATTTGACATATAAAACTCCTTGAAAAAAGTGGGGCGGAAAAGGAGGAAACCACCCCACTCGAACCACGCGGTTTATGAATTAAATAACTTATCGAAGTCGTCTTCTACGTTAGAAGATGCTTCCGTTGCCACCATTTCTGGCTCTGATTTCTCAGTATCGGTTGAATCCGACGGGTTGAGAAAATTAGATAAGTGTTCTTTCAACTCGTCAAATGTAGGTTCGGTATACAACTCTTTTAACTCAGGTTGTTCACCTAACAATTTTTCGAGTAAGTTTGAATCCTCTGAAAGTGGTGTGACATTAGGTTTGACACGAATTGTTGTCTTACCATATTGATTACCGGCTTCAGCAGGTGTTTGTCTTTCAACAACAATATCTCTACCAGTAGTTGAATCTGAGATATCACCATAATCAGGATCTGCAATTATTGAAAGTAATTCTTGGTAAACTGTTTTACCAAATCCCCAAAACTTAACACCCTCTGATTCCTCACCACGAACAATCACAGGAACGAAAGTTCTCATTTTAGGTTCAATCCTCTTACCTTGAATCCATTCATCCTTATTACCACTGCCTTTTAATTTATCCGCAAATTGTTGAACAGGATCTGGTCTACCAAAGGAAAGTGGTGATAGAACAGTTTTATTAGGAACTAAACTGTAATGAAAGAATAGTTCGCTAAAAGGATTGTTTTTATCAAACTTATAAGGGACAATTCTGATTTGAGATTTACCCGGTTGAGGTTTCCAAAACGCATTTGTTTGTGTGTTCTGTAACTGATTGAGACGACTTTTTATAGCATCTAAGTCCATGTTTATTCTCCTAGTTTATGTTTATTGTTATTATTACCTATATAAATATTACTTAAGTAAAATTTGTAGATAACCAATTTATATAATATACGACAAATTACTTTAATAGTCAAGATATTTTTTTCAAAATCTTTTCAACTTTTTCTTCTAGTAAACTTAGCCTATCATCAAAATTTTTAGGTTTAGTCCTATAAGCGAAAAATTGTTTATATACCATGTCAATCATACGCTCTTTCGGTATGACTTTATCAGGTAATTTGTTTTTATTATCTTCATACCATAATATAACACTTTTTTTCCAAAAGTCAAAGTCTTTTTGTGTCGAATTTTCAATATCAAACTTTGGTATAGGTTTAATTGGATGTTTATCTTTTAAGGTTTCTGCTTTTAAAAATTTCTTAATGTTTATTTTATCTTGATACCCTAACAGTGTAGTTCCTATATTAGAATTATACATCAAGGGTATAATATTTTGTAGCTGATTCATCCTAATTACACTTTCGTAAACTTTTTTGGACGCAATATTATCAATTGAATGTATTTCTATTTTTTGTTCTTTGTTTAGGGTTTTATTAATAGAATGAATCGATGGTAACATTTTCTGACACCAAACACATCCACTTCTAGTGAAAAAATATATTGGTGATGCCATTATAACTCTATTATTTTCAAAATCCTAGTATTTATCTTTTGCAGTCCTTCTTTATTAGTAATCAATATCATATTTTTATATACATCCCATTCAACCTGATAGTTTGTGTCTAAAACACCATTATTAATTAATTTAATCAATTCATTTAAAGCATTGATTGTATACAAGGTATTAGTAATTTTTTTTCTATGTAGAGATATCGTATTATTGACAGAATTAAAATCTATGTCATCGTCTTGATTCACGTTATAAGTGCAAATAAGTTCCTTCGTCTTCTGTTCATTTTGTAACACGTAGATTTTATCAAAGATAACTTTAAAATTTTTTGTAATATCTCTAACTGTTTGCTCTAAACCATGTTGTGTTGTGAATGTGCATAATAGTTGTGTTCTCATTTTTTCTTTTTTACTTTGTGTTTGAACAATAACTTAGGCGAACTCTTCATTTCTGTCTTACAGTCAATTTGAACAAATTCATCGGTCTGTGATTCCAAATTTATAACAACTTTTGTCCCATCAAACTTAACTTCAAAAGGTGGTTGTGGGTTACAATAATGTTCTGGCTCTTTTAATTGTGATTCGCCTGTTTTTTTATTTACAATAAGTGTATGAACGTCATGTCCACAACCGTGAACATTTTTCCACATATCAATTAATTTTTTCTCCCCTTCTTCCGTCTTAGTGAGCTCAGCCATGCCGTTACCGAATAAGTCTAAATAATCTTTTCTGAATGCTCTTTTTCTCTCTGCCTGTTCACTGTCATCTAATCCGTCTTCTTGATAATTATGTTTTTTTCTCAGACCATCTAATTGACTATCAATCGAGGAACCTATCTCCTCACCTAAGTAATCAACACCGGCGGTTTTTGTGCCTGAATTTTTCATCGTAATATCATTAGGATTTGTATATATTTTTGCAGATATCTTCATGGTCTTTTCTTCACCATCATCATCGTATACAACCAACATATCAGTGGGGTCAACTTTCTCATTGATACCATATAAATCCATTAGTTGTTTTCCACCTATACCACCAACTTGGATTGACTTGGTAATTTTAGAACCCTCAGGTAAAGATGACTTAATTAACTCAGCAGCCTTTTTGTTTTGTTCATGGGCCTCGGTGTCGTCATTACCTAACTCTTTGTATTTACCCCTCAATTCCTCATATTGTTTATTGTTTTCATCTGAAGGGTCTAATAACGCAACTACACCTGATTCATTATGCTTACCACTTAAATCGGCTAATGCTCTATCGGCAGAGTTATTACGCATGTTTACCTCTAAACCGTTATCTCTAATTATTTTATTAATCTCATCCGTCACCGCGTCTCCTTGTCCACCACCCATAAAATGTTTATAAGGTATACCCGCGGCATTAGAAGATATATAGATTTTACCTTTTGTTTTCTCACTCCATTGATTTCTTTCAATCAAACCAAACTCAATCATCTTTTCAACTGATTCAACTCTTTGTTCTTTTGTTTCGGCATTGATAAATTTATCCCAACTGTCGGTAAGCACATCCATTGCTTTCTTTTTATCTTCATCTTCTTCTTTTTCTTTTATTTGATTCGCAGTGTCCACATAACTTTGATGATTTTGTTTTGTCTTACCGCCGAATTTCTTTTCAACTGGTGTTCCCTCTTGTTTATCATCAGGAACATCGTTATCATCTGAACTGGTTAGAGAGTCAGCATAAGTATCGGTTGATAATTCGTCACCACCTAGTTTTGTCGTTGGTTCTTTTTCTTTATCATCTTTTTTCTCAACATCTTCATAATCACCACTATCAATGGCTTTATCTCTAGTTTCCTCTGAACCAAAAGCAACTACTTTACCAGTCTTTTTACTTTTTGCGGTGAAAGTATCTTCTTGTTCAAGTGTTAACAAAACCTTATCAATAACATCTTTTTCAACACCCTTTGCTAAACAAATTTCTTTTAGTAAAACTAGATGATAGGCATTTTTAGGATTTGGCACACCATTAGGAACAGCTCTCCGCCAGTTTACCCATAATTTATCTAAATTAAAACGCATAATTTCTTAATGTTCCATAAGTCTTACCAACTTTTCCATGTATGATAAAGTCATCTTTTTGTAAAATTTTTTTAATGTCATCTATTGTATCCCTACCATCTTCCTTGGAGTAGTCAAAAAGAAAACTATCATAATTATAATGAACTATATTAGTCTTCCTTTCATATAAATATGTGTGTAGTTTATTTAAGATAGTAACATTCCGTTCAGTTTCATATGCCTGTATGTAATAATTAAATAACTTCTGAGCATTCAAATCACCTAAATTAGCTCTTTTCATTGGTCGTTTATAAATATGTGTTAAGATTCCATTACGAGTCATATATTCATCATATAATACCTTGACTAAATCCTCTACCCCCCTAAAAAACT